CCACCACCGCCGCCGCCTCCACCGCCGCCATCAGGACCACTACTATTGGATCCATTTTCAGTCGTATTTTTTTGACCAGTACCACCAACAGTACGATTGCTTGGATTTCCTGTTTGTAATCCTGTACCTGTCCCGCCTTGAGTGCCTGCTCTTCCTAACGAACCACCGCCGCCTCCGCCTCCGCCACCAAGGACAACAACCCATGTATTACTATAAGTATCGAAAATACCACTGGCACCACCACCACCGCCACCAGCACCAGAAGATCCATAATCAGCAGAATTTCCACCCGTTCCACCACTAGCAGTACTTGAACTGCCTCCACCACCACCAGCTCTATTTCCACCACTTCCAGCAGATCCACCCTCATTTCCGAGATAGAAATCTAATCTTCTAGCAGTAAGATTAGGAAAATATATATTTGCTCTTCTTCCAGATCCACCACTACCACCAGAACCATTTTTATCAGCTCCACCTCCGCCACCGCGAGCGGCAGCAATATCCACACGAATATTAATCGCATTTGAAGGGATCTGAATAGATCCAGCATATCCTCCATTACTGTTAAAAGCTTGCGATACCTGTGTTGTTACACTCTCTGGATCTGCTTCTACAACTTGGAAATCATTAGAAACTTCTTTAATTGTTTCGTCTATTTGTTCAAATTTTACTGCTTCAATAGGTTTTTCTACAAATTCTTCTTCCTCTTCAGGACCATCAAATATTCCAAATATTCCGCCAACTGGTTCAGCAAGAGCTCCATATGATCTAAGTTTAGTCCATTCACCAACATTATCAATTCTTACTAAGATCGGATTTGAGGCTTTAATTTCAACAGGAATATCAATATCATTGACTTGTATTAAATCAGAAGTAGCTGTTCCTTCTTCAGGTGTTCTAATATCTGGTTCACTTTTAAGAACACCAATAGTAAATGGAATTGCCATATTATCTGGTGTCTGGTCAATATCAACGAAAACATCTTCCCTTGCAAGTGTCGTTGAACCACCATCACCACCAAGTTCAAATGAAAATCTAATTTCAGATGGACCTCTAGGTCCCCATGATGGAGTATATGTATAGGTTCCATCTCTTTCAGTCGCAGTTGCTGCAGCACCAGTTTCTGCAGAAGTTGCTTTTGGCGTCAAAGATACATTTGTGACATCATTATTACCATCTAAGTCAATTGTAGTAATTCTAAGATTTTGTTTTGTATTAGCATACTTTGCTTCCCACTCAATGTCAAAAGTTTCATCACCATAATCAATTGAATCTGGAACCGAAATTTCACCTGTAGGCGGAGAATTGACAGTAACTGTAACTGATTTGGTAGTACTCCCACCTGCTCCAGTAACTTTACATTGGTAAATTGTTGTACTTGTAGGAGTAACGTTTTTATTCGATGTTAAAAGTGTATTATTAATGTTTCCTTTAAGCCACACGAGCTTAGTAGCATTTCCAGTAGTAACCCACTTTATATTAGAACTGTTGCCAGACTTAATAGTACTTGGAGTAGCAGTAAGCGTTACTGTTGGTGGATCATATGTACAACTGCCATCGTCAAAATCTGCATTTGTATTTGTGTTATTAGCAGTGGAATCTGTACATCCTCCAACAGGACATCCACCACTAGAAAGTCCTGTGTGTTTTCCATTTGCATTGATGCTAGTTAGTTCACTACCAGCGCCACTAAGAACCATAGCATAAATGCTAGAAAATCCTCCATTATTTTCTGAATTCCATGTAGTAACCCAACCTTCTACTCCACCTGATTCACCCCATCTACCGAATAAAGTAACATACTGTTGTGAAATTTGTGATCTTAAATTATTACCATCAGGAACATACATCGTATAGGAAGTACAATCATTTGTGTTTCCATGTACATAATAGTGAGAGGTTTGATATCCCATTTTAGAATTTAATTAAGTATTCTACCAAAATGTAAGGAGTAACAAGATCGTCAATTTTTTCAATTTCTGCAGTGTCAACATCAATAGATACAGAAACTCCACTCAAATCAATTTGGGTTTGTGGGTAAGTGTATGTAAAATCACTACCATATGTTTTTGGCGGTTCAATGCTATGTTTGTGAATAGATTCACCACCCGCTTGATTAACTACCCCCAATATATGACCAGCACCACTATTACCAGGAAGATTACCACCAGTTTTACCACCCTGAAATCCTACAGCATGAGAGGTTTGAAAATTCAAGAGTGTTGGAAAAGCTTCATGAGTATGACCTTGAAAGTTACTAATATCAAGTTGAGTTTCTGAAGTAGCACTCGCAACATTATACGAAGCGTTGCCCAAAAAATTTATCGTTGCACTGGGACTAACCTGAACATTTCCAGTGTAAAAAGAAGCAATGGTGTTTCCAAAGTTAGAAACAACTTCTACCTGTGGTCCAACTCTACGTGTTCCATTTGTGACTGCAGCTGCAGTTCCATCATCAACAAAATAGTTATTGTAAATACCCGTTCCTCTTCCACCTGCAATAACTTTAGATCCGAGATCTGGAAGAACAAATTGTCCCAGATCTCCTTGTTCAGCATCTGCTTCTCTTGGAGTTTGGTTGTCTTTTCTAAATCTACTTTCTTGTCCAACACCCAAAACTCTGGATAATGCAATATAATCTTTTGCATTTAAAACAGACCCATCACATTTCAAATATCCTGCAGGGATATCATTTTTAAATCCTGCTTCACCTGGATCATTTGATGTCGAAATATTGGGAGTGGAGTGGATAAGAATAGATCCACACATACCACCATATTTTCCTCTTTCTCTTGAGTAATTTGCCATTTTAGTATGCTCGGATTAAATAAATGCAGGTGAGTGATGGTTGAGAAACATTCATATCAATCTGTAATGCTCCCTCATTTGAAGTATTATCAAGTTCAGCATTCGGAATATTTACCACAGCTTCTAATCTAGGTTGTGGACCCAATGAACCTTGTTTGTATACAACTTGGAATGGATCATGTGAATGTGCAAAGAACTGATTTCCAACTGTCCACTGCTCTGCTGGGTTGCTAACTAGAGTAGCTCTGGGTGGTTCACTCGTTTCATCTGGATAATAGTTTCTATATCCCAGAGGAACAGTAATATTAGCACCAAAAGAACCATATGGAATAACATCTTGACTACTAATTTGTGGTCCAGTAGAAGTACCAGTACCAGAACCAGCTGGTGTCCAAGTATTAAATGGTGTAAATGGAGATCTACTTACATATCTAGGGTGTATGTTTGATGGTGGATTTTCCGACTGAATTTGACCCACAACTCTACCAGGTTGTCCACCACCTCCAAACCCACTATATGCATTACCAACTTGACCGAAACTTTTATCACCAAGATATTGTTCTGTTCCAGTCCCTGTTTTCCAAAATTGAAGATTAGCACGAATGTAGTCTGATTCTTGGTCAGATAATGGGAATGAATCTGTAGAGTCATATGAACCATACTTGTACTGAAATGCTACATTATCCCATGGGATAACACCAAGTCCTGGTCTAGCAGGATCAACATTCTGTACGGTTTCATATGAACCAGAGTGTTGGTGTGGTCTTACATGTTCATGACCCAATTTTCTACCACCAATAAACACAGATTTCTCACCTTGACCAGGAATAATTTTGTTGCCAGTGATATCACCAGCATAACCAGTCCGATCATTTAGAGTAAATTCAACATCAGTGCGAACATCAGTAATTGATGGACTAAATCCATTATCAGTATTTGTTCCAATGTATGGACCAATAATATTTCCTGCATCAGGATCGGTATCAATTCCTAAACTAAATCGATCAGTTTTACCACCAGCAGAAAAGTAAGATTGTTCAATATCAATAAGAGCTTTTCCTTGCAACAAATTTGGCAGAGAAAATTTTCCAGAATAGTTTGGAAATGCAAGTCCGCTTATGTTAAATGGTTCTTCTGAATTAGTCGCTTCATTATATGTGTCTCCAATTGCTCTAGCGAGAAGAGGAAATTCTCTCGCAATAACTCTATTTCCATTACAAATTAACCACCCATCTGGAATGCTGGATAAAGATCCTGACCAGGGCATGATGGTGCCAATTACAGCACCATCCATATCGTGTCTTTGTTGATAGAACATATGATTAAACGTTGATTAGATACCAACCAGTACGGGAAGAAGGAACAGATTGACCACTTTCACCTTCAACTAGATTACCTGCGTAAACTAGAGCAAAAGCAGCATATGGTGTTTGTACAACTAATTCACCACCGCCATGTGTTGCATATTGGGAAGCAGGAACACCAGTTAAGAGAGACGATCCAGTATTAGAACCATCATTCATAACCTTCTGGTTTGTAAGAGCTCTTATGACCAGTGATACGTTATAAGTTAATGCCCCACCAATATCTATAATCCTAATCATATCACCCATTTGAGCATCTCCTGGCAATTTAACAATTGTATTGCCGCCAGCATTAATGAAGTAATTGACATTAACTTCTGCGGGAATGACAGCATCGGCACTGTACTCCCACTTACGTCCACCAGTATTAGAGAAGTAGTTTGATTGACCAGCAACAGTAACAGAACCATTGTTAAGAACCTTGAAGATCTCATCGCCAGCGATGTTCTTAATAGACAACTCTTGATCAAGTTGAGTTCTTCCAGCACCATCTTGATATTGGAGATTAATACCACCCTCGATATCAAGTGATCCGCCAAAGTATGAGATACCACTACCTAGAGCAGATAGCGAACCATAGACAGTTAAGTTTCCATTTGATCCGTCAAAATCAAGTTTTGGATCAGTTAAGTTTGCAACACCATCGTTATCAACTCCAAAGAACTTCATGCTACCAGTGCTGTAGATGCTACCAGTTGCAGTATCTACCTGGAAGGTAACAGCTTCAGTTATCTCAGAGTTTCCACCATTTGTTAAAGTTAAGAACTCAGTACTACCCTGCTCAGTAACCTTGAACAGTTGCTCTGGTTGTGCAAAGACTGTAGTTCCCCTTAAGGTAATTGTATCATTAGTAGTCAACTTACCTGTGGTAGTTGTATCACCAGTTGAAGAATCAACGATAAAGCGGTTAAATCCTGCACCAGCGTAGATATGACCAAAGATGAAAGTATTACCAGTTGTAGATTCTACACGGAATGTGTCATTTGCACCACTTGGATCACCAGTATTAACAATCAGAGACTGCGGTGAGGTGCTGATTAGTGTCTTGACAGAAACAAATTCACTCTTACTTAGTCTGAGGAAATCTCTAGTAGATAAACTTCCGCCAAACTCAGCAACGCCAATTCTTACATCTCCACTACCACTACCAATTCCTGATAATGGTTCATCTAATTGACCATCTGAATCAAGGTCAGATCCAGTGATATATGAAGCATTAGACTGCTTAATAAACTTAGCAATGTAAGTGTTATCGGGGTGATTGTTATAAATTCCCGATCCATCCGCTCCACGAGAAACGATCAGTCTGTAACCATTTGTATCTTGAGGATTGGTAATGTTTGCAATACCCTCAATACGAAGAATTTCACTCTCAGCTTGATTTCTCAATCCAGTAATCTGATTAGCACCTGAACCAACTGTATCGGGTGATAGATCACTGCCTCTGTCGATAAAGAGAAGATCGCCACGAGAGAAATCAGTAATTGCTGGTTCTGTAATTGGTAGATAATAAAGAGTGCCAGTATCAACAACACCTTGAACAATGAATGTTAACTGACCTGCTGGTGGTGTTGCACCAGTTTCAGTACCACCAATATCTCCAGGTTGAACGATTATTTGATCTCCAATCGCATATCCTTCACCAGGACTTTCCAGAGTAAGTTCAATTGTCTTATCAAATCTAACAAGAAGAGTAATGGTTGCACCAGAACCAACACCATCAGTAGTAGTGTTAACGAAAGGATATGTACCTGGTCGTCTAGAATTACCATTGTTGTTAACAACAGTATCGAATGTAGAGATTGCACCACCAGCGACTAGATATGATGTGCCACCCCAAGGAGCAACACCACCAGTATCAATTCTTCTTCCAGTATCCACATACTGATAGAAGTCAATATTAGAATTTTCTACACCGCCAATAACATGAGGAACGATAGTAGTATTAAATCTACCTCTTTCGATCTCGATAATACCAGCATTTAGACCACCGTCTAGTCTGATGTTACCTTCAACAATCGCAGAAGCAAGAACATTTAAAGTGTTTCTAATAGTTGTTGTACCACCAGTAGATCCCATTTCAAATGTAGTTGCATTTGTTCCAAGTCTAAGAGTGTTAGTTAAGTCACCATCAAATGCTCTAACAGATCTTGTTCTAGAGTAAATTCTAGATTCACCTGATCCTTCGCCTTCGCCAGAACCAAATTCAACTTCTTTAGATTTAATATCAGTAAAGAAAGTATCGATATTCGTGACAGAATTAGTTGTGCTTCTAGTAGCATATCCACCACCAAATCTGAGTTTACAAATACTTGAAGATTGGTTCTGTACAGTTGCTAGATCAACAATAGCATTCTGACTATTGGTATGAATTCTAAGCGTTGAATCTACTGCAGTAGTACCAATCCTAACATGCTGATTAGAAGTGCTAGTACCTAAGTTGATTTCTTGAGGTAAAGTTGTATTAGTAGCGATGTTAATACGATCTGCAACACCAAACAAGTTAACTCTTACTGCATTTGTAGGAGCAAGAGCGAAATCAGTATTAGTTGTAGTGATATCGCCACCGTTAACCTCAAGATCACCAGTAATCTCTAGATTTTCATGAATTCTAGCATCACCAATAACAACAAATGTCTTATTGAGTTCCTTATAAGGATTAATAGCATCCTGAACCTTAGTATTAATACCTAACCTACCACCATTAGTGGTCATTACTCTCAATACAGAAGTATCATCTGGATCAGTACTATCACCACCAACTAATAATGCATTATCTTGTTCTGTTTCAACCTTGAGAGTTGAAGTTTCAGTTAGATAATTCTCAATAGTCTTACCACTGATAAATGCAGTACCAACAACATCGAGGTTTGCTCTAGGAGATGTTTCATCAGAAACGAATGCTGTTTGAGAATCAATGTGAGCAGAACGTGCTACTGTGTTAACTCCAAGTTTAAACTCACCCCATGTATCAGTATTTGTTCTAAGTGCTTCAGCACCTAGTACACCAAATTCTTTCCAAATTGCCTTAGAAATTTCAACTAATGGAGTTTGAGTTCCATTAGGACGTGGTGGAGAAGAAATAACTGCAGTTGACCAGTTCTTAACAGATACATCTTGATTAGTAGCAACCTGGAAGTAAACATAGTTATCTTCAGGATCAAATGGATCTGCTGGGTTATTATATACTGTCCAAATGCCGTTCAGATCAATATTAGGCCAATAGTTAGAAAGTTTGATCTGCGATGCAGCGTCAATTCCAATACCCGAAAGATCTTTATTCTTGATATTTTGTTGTGTGAAACTATCGAACCATACAATTTTAACAACTGTAGTACCATCAAACTCAATAGATGCGATGTTACCGTTGTTGACCTCTTGATAGAAGTTAGCGTTAACCCAACCGATAGAACCAGTTTTACCAACTTCTAGACCCTTGAGTAAGATATCACCAGATCTTGCAAGAACACCATTGTAATTAACAAACTGATTAACATATACTCTGGTTCCACCATCTGCAACTAAAGGAGAGTTGTTGGGTGAGATGTTAGAAGGAATTCCAGCGTATTCATGTGTTTGGATCTGATAATCTTGTCCATCTCTTCTGGCAGTGATGCCAAATAGAGCAGCTTGAATTCTATTCTTGCTGATACGAATGTCACCCTTAGTTCTAGGTCTAAAGTTATCGTTGTCAAGACTTTCGTCTTGCTGCTCATTTGTTACAGGATCGATAGAAGATACGTTGGAACGAATGATTAGACAATCACGAACTTCAGTTAGATCATTATCTTGTACACTAATAACAATTGGAGAACTGAATGTGTTTGGTAGATCACCATCACCACCAACAACTGTGATGTTCTGATTGAACGTTACAGGAGTATTGAAGGTAGTAACGAGGTTACCGAGATCATCATCTTCGTCCTCACTATCAGTTAATGCTGCTCTTTCAAGGAAAGTTTCTTCACCCGTGATAGCGTTAATCTTACGGTTACCAATATAGAGGTCACCGTTAGAGTTTAGACCCGTGTAGAAGACGATACCAGCGTCTTGTTTCTTACTTTGGGCGTAGAAGTCCTCAGTAGGTGATAAGACGATCTCCTGACGTGCTGGGAGACCTGTGGAGTAGTTTCCTGGACCAAATCCAAGATACTCAAACGTATGGTTACCTGCACGAGCAATAGAAGGTCTTCTAAGTTCAACATAGTAACGCTGATCTGAAACAACTGTGCTAGTACCAGAGATTGAAATCTTACGATCTTCTGAACCAGAAGTTGCATTACCAGTTTGTGCTTCAATCTGTGCTTCATTAACAAAATCATAATCTTTGAATGCTGGGTTAGCAATCAGATCTTCTACAAGTTCTCTAGTTACAGATCCCTTGAAATCGTTAGTAGTAACAAGACCGTGGACATAGTTGTTAGCAGCAGAATATGTTGCTGGTGGATCCAGTAGGTTTTCAACGATAGCAAGTTCTTCAGGACTTGTACCTGCTTTTTGGAACCAAAGAGGATCATTCTTATAGTTCAAAGGATACAAGCTGCTGACTGGTTGAGAGAACTTGTACTTTTTAAAGTTCTCAGTTACACCAGCACCTTGTGGGAATGGGGAAATATTACCACGTAGACAAGAGAGATAGTAAATACCATCTTGCTGACCTGAAATTCTACGCTGCAGGGTCTCGTAGTTGAAGACATAGAAGGTATCTTCAATAACACCTGCATCTTCAACACTGTCAACATAGTATTCGTTACCAGCATCATCTTGAATAGTATCACCAGGAGTGATAGTATAAACGTTAGCGCCGTTTTGCTTGTAATAATACTGGGGATATTTTTTGCGGATTAGTGTTTTTAGAGGTAGCGATTTGCCAAAATCTTGATCGGTAAGCATGTCTGCAAACACAACCGTGCCATTGCCTTGATCCTGTGTAAACTGAACGTTAGCATAATCACTGAACTCTAGTTTACCACCACGAACATTTTTGAGGATGAGGTAATGCTCACCACCAATAGAGAAATACTGGTGAATATTAGCAAGACCTGAAGAATAACCACCCCAATAAACGCGGCTCTCTTCTGTTTGCTCGGTCTTATTGACAATCCAATCACCACCTTGAGGTGCATTGATTTGAACTGTTGTAAATGTTTCGTTCTTTAGACCAGAGAAGTCAACAGCGTTGATTGTAAGATCAAAGACTGTTAGTTCTAGGTAGTTGATATTGAAATCAAGAGGATCCTGAACTTTAGTAGCACTCTGAATGGTTGCTTGGATACCAGAATTAAACTTGGCAAACTTAGCATACTGGATACCATCATTGGTAAGATCTTTTCTATATGGATCATATGACTTGTCAATGTCAAGATTTGCCGTATCAAACTCAAATTGATTGAACCCAATCTTTTCAGCGGCTTGCACTGGGTTTCTGAAGTCTGCAGTATAAACATTACCAGCGACTGGCTTAAGTAGAACTCTCTGTGGTACTAATTTACGTGTGTCATCAGTTCTTGTCTTGATAACAAATCCGTTAATAGGATCTCTAGCATTTTCAAGATACTTAGGAATAACATAACGTAATTTGTATGTTCTATCATCTGCTTCACGCTTATCTTCAATACGAGTGAACCACATATCTGTGGATCTTCTTCTATCAGCAAGATCTTGCTGATTAACTCTCCAGATAATATTCTGCTCGTAAGTGGTGGAAGATATGCTAGTAATATCAGCCTCATTTTTACAATTCACAAACCACTTACCAGTGTCAGCAAATGTATTTGTAAATCCAGCATCAAATCTTACTGGTGATCTACGCTTGTTAGCATACATCTTGAATGAATAATCACCAGGAACAAATCTTACAGGATCGTTTTCATTAATTGCATCACTATGTGAAATGTAGATGGTAACAGTCTTGTCATTCTCATATCTTACATAAAACTCACTATTGTAGTTAAGTCTGCCGAAGTTAGCGTTAAGATTGTCAGTAGTAGTAATGAATGAATCTTCTGCTTGATTAGTTGATCCCGCACCAGAAGCACCAGCAATAGAGGGTAAATCACTACCTGGATTTGCTCTGAAGAATACTCTCTGAGGTTCTACAGAAGCGAATGGAACATCAAAGATGTGAGAAACATCAGTTTCAATACCATTAGTAACAGAACCACTTAGACTACAATTGTAGCTGTGTAGATCATACTTAATGTCAAGGACAAATTGGTAGATATCAATCTCAACATCCCTATCAATACTATCAGATTCAGATGAGTAGATGTAAATACCTGCTGCAGCATTCTCGGGTGACGTTGCGAGCATCAATTTATTTTGTGCTGCAGAATCAAAGATACCAGTAGCGTTAGCATAGTCAGTTGGTTGTGTCCTTCTACCAGGAGCAATTACATAATATGTTGTGTTAGTTTCAAATCCATTAGGTAGTCTGACAAGACGCTTATCAACATCAACATACTCTCTCTTAGTTAAATCAAAGCGAGGACGTGGTACAAGTCTAACAGGAGTTCCAGTCTCAAACTCATGTGGGTCAGTATTGTTAACACCAGGATCAGTATTAATAGTAAAGACTGTTGATCTCTTAGTAAACTGACCAGGATCAGCAGTAGATTCTACTCTAGTTACCGTGCCAGGACCACTCTGAATAACATCAATAATATCACCAACCAAACTATCGATTGTAGCTTTAACGCCTGCACACTCAGGATATAGATCATCTTGAATAACTTCAGGATTATCTGCAGCATTTCCAACATCGGATAGTGTTGGTAAAGTATCTGCCCACACACCCTCTTCAAATGTGAAGTATAAGTTAGTTGACTCAGTCTGGTTTGCATTTCTTAACTCACCAATATTAAACTTAGATCCTTTAAATCCTAGTTCAATATTCTGGTTGTCAACAATTCTCTTGATATATGTCTCATCAGAAATATTATCAAATATTTGAGTAGCACTTGGTATAAGTAAACCGTTAGTTCCATATGGAGCATTACCACCAGTCTCATCGTATTCAGCAACCTTCATGCCAATCAAGAGACCCTTAGTATCTCCAACGTTGACGATTGCACTACCGAAAGTAGTATCACAATCCTTAATAAGAACATCAAAGTTTCTCATGGCAGCAATTGCCATGTCTCTTACATACTTCCAAGCATCAACGGTCTCAATTTTCTCACCATCAATGTAGTCAAGTTGAGCACCACCAGTGATTAGAGCATCAGCAGAAGCTCTTACGAATGTATGTGTAACCTGGGGTAGATGCTTAACAGCATTCGCAGTAGTACTTACAAATGTATGAGCAGATTGTGGTTCGTGCTTGATAGCACCAGTAGTTGCGCTGATGAAGTAATGGGTAGATGTGTCAGATGAAGTACCAACGTTGAGAGTAAATGTTCCGTCTTGACGTTGAATGCCACCTGCAACAGCACTGACGAAGGCGTGAGTACCAGTGTAATCAGAGCTACCTACGTTGATATCAAATGTATTTGAAGTTACATTAGAGATTGCCAACCAGCGACCTGATGGATAATCGTAATTAGCACGAGGATATGTCTTCTCAGAAACATTACCATCTAAGTCACAAGTATAAGTTAGAGAATTATTTGCAATCTGGACGTAATCACCATTGCTAAATCCATGGTTTGAAACCGTAAGAGTTACAACTCCAGTTTCTGCATTATAAGGAGCATCGGTTGCTGTATGTACAGAATATCCAACACTACTAATAGCGATAGACTTACCTGCCCAAGGATCTTGACCAGGACGTGGATAAGTATGCTGAGTTGCACGATTGTCTAGATCACACTCAAAGGTGAATGAATTATCAACAAATACAACGCTGCGTCCAACACCAAGACCATGTTGTGCAACAGTAACAGTCATGTCACCTGTTACAGGATTGTAGACAGCACCAGTTGGAGTAAATGCTACATTAGGACCAGATGCACCAACGTTAATGGTAATCGTAGTTGAAGATCTAGAAGTGATAGGCATAGACCTACCAGAGAAAGGATCAATACCAGAGCGAGGATATGACTTGACCGAATCATTGTTATCCATGTCGCAAGTGAACGACAAAGAATTGTTATCAATTACAACGCCTTCACCAACAGATAGATCATGAGCACCAATAGTTAGTACCAGATTTCCTGTAGCGGGGTCATAAGTAGCATCAGATGGGGTGAATTCTACATTAGGACCAGATGCACCAACGTTACAGGTAATACTATTAGGAGTAACTGAAGTAACTTCAATCGATCTGTTGGCATATGGATCAATACCAGGACGTGGATATGTCTTCTCTGACTGGTTGCCATCCATGCCACAAGTGAACGTGAACGAGTTATCAACAAGCCTGATGTTTCTTCCCTGTTCAACAGTATGGTTGGGAACAACCATAGTAAAGTTACCAGTTGCAGGATCATAAGTAGCAGAGGTTGGAGTATATCTAGTTTCTGCAGATGTACCAACATAGTATGCTTCACCAGCTTGAATGCTATTGATGTTACCACCAAAGCGTAGGTCATTAACTACAGCATCAACGATGTAAGAAACATCACGATAGCACTTGGATGATGTTGGATCATTGTTAAATCCACCATTATTAATTGGAGGTAGTCCACTTAGATTACTACCAATAACTGCATCGCTTGCGATGTCGAATAGAGTTTCAATTGTAGAACGAACGTTAGCACAATCCCAATCACCATGAGTGAGAGGTGGAAGATTTGATAGAGATGCAAATCCAGAGTTACCTTGACCAGCAATAGCATCACTAATAATTCCAACTAACGTATCAATTGTTTGTAGAACATCAGAACAATTACCAATTTGATATCCAACCTCACCAGAAGCACCAGTGATTGATTGTGGTTGCTGTGGAACAGATCTTGCAGCAACTGGTAGATTACCAGCACCAGACGCTACACTACCAATTGCATCAGTAATCATATCCATGAGTGTTGAGAATGCATCAACTGCGCCTTGGCAAGTTGGGTTATCCCAATCTTCTACAATTGTAAGATCAATAAACTGTACTAAATCAAGGTTTGAACCAGTTGGTGATACGCTTTGGTTTCTGATTACATCAATACCAACTGTCTTGGCAAACTCAAATACCTTTCTTGCAGCATCACGCTCATAGTCAAGGAAAGTTGTCTGTAGTGTACCATAAGTAACGCTATCAGTTACAGCAGATACAAACTGGTGCTCATAGACATCACCCGGATCACTAGCACCAACGTTAACTGTGACTGTATTAGTGTCTGCAGACACGATATTCAACCATGTATCAGCAGCAGGGTCGCTAGCACGAGGGTATGCTGTTGCTGTTTGATAGTTATCCAGCGCACAGGTGAATGTCAATCCACCAGTAGCAATCCTAATGTATTGACCAGCAACCATTCCATGGTTGGGAATTGTGAGGATAGAAATTCCAGATGCTGCATCATATGTTGCAGATGTTGGAGTATATCTCTTTGGATTTCTACCAGCAAAAATATTAGTTACATAAACTTCTGCAGAATCCCATGCCTTGTGGTTACCGCCAAACTTGACGTTCCACATAACTTCTTCAAGAACTGCATAAACATCATCGAGACAATCTTGCTCAGATGTACCAGATCTTGGTGTCCACGTAACACCATTATTTTGATAATCAAGAAGCATTCTTTCATATGCTTCTTTAGCAAGCCACTCCTTATTCCTGATTACTTGGTTGTATGCATCAGCAAATAGATCACCAACGATTGCAGGATCGCCAGTCTGATCTAGTGTAATGCTACGATCTTGATTATAGAGTAAGTTGTTGATTGCCTGGTTGGCAGCATCTGAAATTCTCTTGAATGCAGTGATTGCCTGTTCTTTTTCGTTATCAACACCATTGGTGATTAAATTGTTGCTCTTATCGAAATATGCTCTGGTATTAGCAATAGTATATTCGTTACCACCAAACCAAAGGTCTTGTGCAATACCATCGACAATGTGACCAATATCTCTACGGCACTTACTTTCACCCGCTTCTAGTCCTCTCTCAGTTGGAGTAACATAGTTTGGATTGTTTACATCCTCAATAGAATTTAGATTGCCATCATTAAGAACCTGAGTAATAATGGTTGTTAATGTAGAAATACCATTCTGAACGTCTTGACACGCAGCAGGATCAGTGTTAGTAACATCACCATTACCATCACCATAAACACTTTCACCAGGGAGAACAGAACTATCACTATACTGACCACTCAACTGGTTAGAAACTGCATCCATGAGAGCATCTCTAGCAGCATTAAATCCAAAAATACTTTGAGTGATTTCTTGATCTACACCATCAGCAATTAGATCTCCATCGGTATTAAAATACTTGGAAGCAAAAGCTCTTGCCCAAAAGTTGCCATCAAGGAAAATATCTAGACCGATAGCATCTACGAAGAAACCTAAGTCTCTTTCACACTTTGTGGTAGTACCACCAGGGAAGTTAAAACTAGGATACTGTGCTTGAATTGCTGCAATAGCAGTGTCAATTGCATACTGTCTGTTTCTTCTGATGAGACGATAAGCAGTCTTATATCTTGATCTAGGTGTCTCCTGGCTATCACCAGGGAAGTAGAAGAATGGAGCGTCATCATACACCGCAATCTCTGCAAGTGCGCTGTCTAAAATATAATCTTTGTTTGCAACAATACGATTGCGAGCATCCTTATAACGTCCTGCAGGATCGATTAGATTACTAGCATCATACGTTACACCATTTGTAGTATCACCAGCAGCTTCTGCCTGAGATCCTGTTTGCCCTTTACCAGCAATAAACTGAGGATACTTATTGGTGTTACCATTAAACAGAGTGCTGTTAGGATCTGGATCGTACAGATCTGCTTTGTTTGGTAGTAGGTTAGCAACTGCTTTCTTGCAAAGATCTCTTGCTCTGTTAAATGCCCAGTTTGCTTCTTCTCTGCTAGCAGTAGTAGGATATCTTGTTTGTGAACCGTTAAAGTCAAAGTAATCTTTTACTTGTGCAATAATATTATTGTTACCACCGTCTCTAATGTCTTCTGCAACAGCATCAACAATCTCAGCAACAGCATCAAAATTGATGTTTGATGATGGGAAGGTTAATGAAGTAGAAATTAGAGTTTCATTGACAATATATTCTCTGTTTGCAGTAATAAGATCATATGCATCAAAGTATCTGTTTGCATTGACATCACGACCAGGATTTACATAAGAAATGTTTTGAAGTCTTGGATGTAACTCAAGAATATAACCGAAGACCTCTTCTTGGATCATCGTGCGGTTTTTCTCGATCAAGTTTGCTGCATCAGCAGCACGATTGTCGATAGCAAAGTCTACACCAATTGGGTTCAGGATAGAAGGAACTGCAACATACTTAAGAAAACCAGTTGGTTCTAATGTAGCAGTAAACTCATTAGTTCCAGTATCACCAACAGGATCTAAGTTTACATATAGTTTTTCATCAGTTTTAGCACCTAATCTGAAACCGTCAAGAGTAACTGCAGGACGATCAATTGGTTCTAAGATATCACTGCTACCAAGGAACAGTTTAGTAAAGTTATCTTCTCCAGCACGAGTGCCTTGAATATCAACAGTGTAATACTGTATTTTCTTAATGTCTTCTGCGTCAGTTCCAACAACTCTTGGTGGAATGATGTCTGTTAAATAACCACCCTTGTCTTGGTTGAAGGCGAAACCTTTGAAACCAATAGCATGAAGTGATGTATTACCAAAGTTGGAGTTTGAGTTGGTGATAGACATGTCACCACCACTTTCCATTAGGAAGTGATCAGCAAAACCAACAGCGAAGATAGAAACGTTCTGGATGAATGCATCTTCCGAAGCACGAACGTGGAAGTTTCTCCAGTCATCCTTCCAATAGCTATCACCCTTAGTGTGATAAGGAACAGTAGCAAATGCATCAGTTAGTGATGCTTGGTTCCAAGTGTTAGAATACTCATCATAACGGATGAATGCTCTGTCATCCTTCTGAAGCGAAACGCCCGTATACTGAGCGATAACCATTGACTTAAAGCCTGTTGCCTTAAGACCATTCGCCCAGATACCACAGATGCCCCATGTAGAGCGGATAGAGCAGTTAAAGACGTATGGAGAGGCAGATTCTACACTATCAACTTCTGCCAAAGTCTGTGCATTTTGTCCTAGTGTAGGTTGACTTACCTCTTCACCATTAGAAAGACCGTTGCCAATAGCACTAACAACTTCGTCTACGAAATACCTAAATTTACGAGGATCATTCTGATCAATCTCTTTGATCTGGAAGATACCTTCGAGGACACTATCAATCTCTGTGCTAGAGATAGCAACAAACTGACCTTGGAAGTAACCATGATCAGTCTTAGTTGTTACTTCAATCTCAGATGTAGATGCAGGAATGTCAGCACGCTGACCATCAGAGTTATCAGTTAACTTCAGACTTTCAATAATTCTGCTGTCAGACAGTGGTCCAACAATTCTGTTTTCCTGAACTCGGAAATCAAATTCTCCAGGTTCAAAGATTGTTGGTTGATACTGCTTGAATGCTTTTGCAATCTTTCTGTAGAATAGAGACAACTCTTCTGTGTCTGCATATTCAAATACAGTTAGTTTGTGGTGTGAATAGTTTGGTGCTGCAAGCTTATTAAAATCAGTAGGATCATAGTAAACCTCACCAGTTCCTGCATTCGTATTGAACAGAGGAGATTCTGCAGTAGTCTGACCATCTTTAATGGTAAACTGCCAGAAATAACAACCGCCTGTTACGTTAAAGATAGCAGAACGAGGAACAGTTACTGATGCAGGGTCAGGGACATATAGAGGACGAACAACTGTACGGCGGAGGTCATAACCTACCAGGGATGAACCTCTAGGGATGATAGCACCACCCTCAGTGTTGTTAAACTTGTAAAGGATGTTATCAGGGTTACCAACGTCTAGAATAGACTGGTCAGTCCACTCATTATTGTCAGAATTAAATAAAAATTCTGCAATTCCACTAGCATCTGCTACACCTGGACGGTTATCAATGTAGTGAATACCAGGCATCAGCATCACGCTGAACTGGTCAAACCTGTCATTATCAAATCCAGGCAGATACGAGTATCTTGCAATCTCTAAAAAAGCACGTTGGATGCTCTTGAATGGCGTTACAGGTGAGTTACCTCTATTAGATAACGCATCTGTAGCGTTGAAATCATCAGGAGAAACATAAAGATACTTACCAGTTTTGCTGCTGATAAGGTTATCCAGACGTGTTAAAGGCATGATTAATCTGACCCTGCGGTATATCTTTTATCCTAGGATTTATTTATACACGGGGTCTGTACCTATCTCTGAGAATAAGCATTAATGCTATTTCTTTAAGACACATGTAAATGTATCCAAATTGTTCTCTATAAGTTGTTCTATACATAACTCCCCCTCCTGGGATCGAACCAGGGACAAATTGATTAACAGT